AATGGAAATAACTAAAGCTAACGCCTGCTATCATTAAGTGGAATGATAAAGGTATGGCAATAGCTAATTTTAGGAGTCCGAAAATTGCTGCAAATAAGTAAGACCATTAATAAAATATAACGCTGTTTAGGTCCATTATAAGTAGACTTATTAAAAATACATAGAAATAAGTATAGTCTTCTACAAAGGAACCTCTCATGATTTTAATGTTAGTTATCGTTGCGGTGTTTTTTATGTCTTGTAAAACTTTTGTGGCACAACCCATCCCTATTCGCATAAAGGCACCCACTGCTACTGGATTTACATTACCTTGGGTGCATTGATTTGCTAATATGGTTTTGACCACCTGCTGAACTTACTCATCTGTTTATTTTTCCATGCGTATCGTTGCTGTGGCAATGGCTCTGTTGAAATGATTGAGTTTTTCTGCAGTTACGGTGACATTCTCGTACTCTGGGAATATTAAGCTCTATTCAGCAGTATTGGTACGTATCACTTAAATTGGTTTGCCACCTGGGCCCTCCACTTTATAAACACCGGGGTTTTGAATACCTCCACAGTCAAAAGTAACGAGTTCTTCTGGATTGTCAACGGCTTTGAATTAGGTAGGTTGACTTATTTGTTCAATTTCGTCTTCTTTTAACTGATATTCAGGGGGTTTGATCAATTATCGACCGATCGGGGCTGGTTGTTGGAAAGATATAGTCAACTCGAAAAGCCCATAAATGGTATCCCCGCAATCGAAAGTTACTAGAGGTGTAAAACAGATATAAAATTTAAGCAATCCGTTTTGGTCGATTAATTATCGATTCTCAGGGTTTAGATCATCCAATCGGTACTATTAATTGTTAGCCATATACATAATGTATGGATTGTCTGCTGTAATATACATTTTGTGTGCATATTTTGCCTCGTTACCCCTCACAGACATAACCATGTTGAAATCATTGTCTATGCTATAAGTACCCTCTGGTTTGCATATATAGCCGGACTGTTTTTTTTGGCACGTGAAGAATGTGTAATTGTCGTTACCTATC